CGTTGTGATGAGAACTTTAATTTCAGAAAAGCAGATGGAACCCTGAAAACAGCCAGATACCTCAAAGAGGATGTATTTACTCTGTATGAAGCAGATGCTAACGGTTCTTTCGGTGTTGGCCTCTGGGGTGTGACACCTGAGGAACTTGAATACAGACAGTTCATTCAGGAAGAGAACCGTTCTTTCGTAACCCTTTCCATGTGGGCTACACCAGACCCAGTTGCAGTATGGACAAAAGCATCCGGTATGTTCGTTCCGGTCGCACCGAAAGCCAACGGCGGTATCGTAATCGGTACCAAAGCGGGGGAATAACCGGGCATAGTCTCGATGAAAACAGCCAGTCACCATCTGTAGCAAGTGTGAATGATACATCAACACACAAGTATACAGAAAGCGAGTTGTCTAATATGACTGTATCTCAGTTAAGACAACTTGCAAGTGACAACGGCTATGCCCTGACAGCAACGAATAAGGCTGGAATAATATCAGAGATTTTATCTCAGCAAGGATAGGTGACTTAAATGGACGAACGGCTTATAGAGGATTTGACAAATTATCTTGAAGATGATACAGAAACTGCGAGGATGATTCCTCTTTCAGTAAAGAGGGCTATTCGTTCATTTAAGAAGAAAAGGAATTATCCTTCATCTTACAGTGATGAGAAAATAAATTCCGATATGGAAAAATGTTATGATTGCATATTTGATTTGGCTCTTTTCTTTCTAGTAAAGCAGGGAGCTGAATTCCAAGGATCACATTCCGAATCTTCTGTAAACAGAAATTGGACTTCCGAAACTGAAATTTATGTAAATCATGGAGTTTTTCCATTTATCGGATTCTAAGATGGTGTGTGCGTGATACGTCAATCCTCCCACGTATCGCAGGGGTGCTTCAAATTAGGTGGGTAGAAGCAATATCTTAAAAATGGGAGTGATGGAAAGGAATAGCGATGGGATGTGAACACGAGTGCGTCAACGAACACCGCTTAAAAGAATTGGAAAGTGCCGTCCATGAGATGAAAGAAAAGCATTCCAAAAGGGATGGAGTTTTTTTTGAACGTATCAATGCGCTGGAACAGAAAATTGCTTTATACAACAATGACCTGGGACACATTAAGGATACAGTTGACGAAATGAACGACAATTTAAAATCACTCATGGAAAAGCCAGGAAAGTTACAGGACAAAATAATTGCTTATGTCATAACTGGCATAATTGGTATTGTTTTAGGCTTTGCCCTAAAAGGCATTTTCCCGGTGTAAATATTGATTCCACTAACAGGGAGGACAGTGGAATGGATGATTATAAAGACTTTTCAGAAGATGAAAGAATCTTCTATTTGCGTGAAGCTGGATTTGATTCCAGAGAAAAGGAGTTATTCCGATTGCGTGTTTATGAAGAAAAAACGCTTGCAGAAGCTTCAGAAATCATGGGGTACAGCACAAGAACCGTAGACCGCATAAACAGAAAATTAAAGAAGAAAATTATGAAAGTTGCCCCGATGTATTGTCGGGGCTTTTCTTTGTATTAATAGAAAATGGCGTATTTATGGCGTTATCATGGCGTGTTAATCAACCTCTTATTATTGTAAAATATAGTTATAAAAACAAGGGAGGTTTGAGATATGCAGTATGGTAATCCGTATTTTGCACAACCATTTCAACAAATACAACCGTATCAAGATAGATTAGCGCAATTACAGAATAGTTATCAACAGGCAATGCCATACGGACAGGCACAAATTCAACAACCAATGCCACAAGTACCACAAATTCCCATGTTACAAGGGCAGATGGTCGATGGCATTGATACTGTAAAGGCAAAAGATGTAGATATGTCTGGAAGCCCTGTTTATTATCCAAAAACTGACGGTACAGAAATATATAGAAAACAATTACAGGCAGATGGAAGAAGTAGAATTTTTGTTTATCGACTTATAAATCCGGAAGAACAACAGCAACCAAAGGTAGAAGAAAAACCGATTGACATAGAAGCTATGTTTAATCAACTTCGGAACGATGTTTGTTCTGAGATTTCCGAAATGTTCCCGACACAAATGTCGGTAACACCGGACCCCAAGCAGAATGGAGGTAAACAGAGATGAATTTTAGTCCAAACGCCATGATGAAAAAGCAATTTGAGAAAATGATTACTCAGAGGTTCGGAAGTGTTGATAACATGATGAACGATATGAGTAAATTTGCAGGGAATAATCCAACATTAAAAAATGCGTTGGATTTATATAAAAAAGGTGACGCAAGTCAATTGCATCAAATCCAACAGAATGTTTTTGAAGAAAAGCATTTATCTCCAGATGGAATTATACAGAAATTCCTTGGATTATAACACTTCCCCATAATTGGGTGATTAAGAATCGCTACAATTTGGGACGACAGCCGCGGATGTCTCCTATTGTAAATAAAATTTAAGGAGACTAAAAACATGATGAATGGTTCAAATTACAGCCTTAGCGACATTGCAGCTGCTACAGGCTCTAATAACCGTGCCAATGACATGTGGGGCGGTGATGGCTTTTCACTTATCTGGCTCGTCCTGATCTTTGCTATCTTTGGCTGGGGAGGTTTTGGAGGCTGGGGCGGCGGCTTTGG